GACGGAGAATTTCATCAAACTCCTCACGTATTAACTTCTTAATTTTTTCAGATACTTTTAAATTTGATAATTCTACGGTGACTGGAACGTCATCAAAGTTACCACATATAGTTTCATTCACTACATCATCAACAGCACTATCACATTCTGGTTGTAGAACCATCTCTCTATAACGAGTGATTAGTTCGTATTCATTACGTATAGTCCCATCAAAATCAACCGAATAGCCATAGTAACCACCACCAACTACGGGTTGTGATCCATCTAAACTATCCTTCTGAACGAAAGAAGGCCCCTTCGGAACCTTCTTTGCTCTCTCTAGTGAAAATCCAAAGAGCTGCGACATTGTATAATTAAAATATTGTTCCTGTCTTATTTAGGTACTTTCTAAAACCTCAATTTATGAGTTCTTAGTAATATCCTTCCAGTATTGGACTTGTAGTTCTACTGTGAATTCTTCAATCGCATCATTATTTCCAAAGTCTAGATCAATTGCAGAAATTGAACTTGGGAATACATTAAAGAACTTATAAGATTTAAGAACAAGTGTCTTAGCTCCACCAGCAGATCCTCCAGTTGTAGATGTATCTCTTGCCAACTGATGAACTGACATGTCAGCAAAATATCCAGCAGAATCATTCTCATTACCTAAACCACCTAACTTCGTAAAGTTCTCATCTGGTGCTTGAATTGCAGTAACCCAATTTTCAAATGCCGTTCTTAAATTAAACCCAGTACTATTCATTACAGTAATTGTCCAAGGTTCAAAGGTTCTATCACCTGCGATCTTAAGGACACGTCCTCTAAAAGGAACTTCAACAACACCTAACTGAGATGATGGTAAATTTGCTGCTCTCACTTGGAACTTAGCAAAATCTTCTACATTACCTGTACCATCAAGACCTCCTGGAAAGTTCAGCTGAACTTCAAACAGATTAGGACGGGCAAAATCTCTACCCATTTGTGATTTAAATTGCTCAAGAGTTTTCCTCTCAACATTGTTTGCCATGTTTAGAAATTAATAACCTTTCCCTTATATTTAGAAAATTAATATTTTTAGACATAAAAAATGGCGGAAAGTTTCCGCCATTTTAAATTTATCTTGTGATTGTTTAGCTTGCAACCTCACTGAAGGAAACACCTGTACGTGTAGCAACGAATGTTAGAGTAATGTAATTAATCGTTCTAGTTGGCTTCACGAAGATTTCTGCGTAAAACTCACCACGATCAACAGACTCTTGAGGGTTATTATCATCATCACACTTGACTAAGAAGTCAGTTATACCACGACGACCTTGTACGTCACGTAGATATGGTTCAACAATGTTGATGAATAATGATCTTTGTGTCTCATCATTCTGTTCAAATAGTTGTGCTTTAGCAGCTCCTGAAATAACACGCTCGATTGTAAGGAACAAACGACGAACATTAATTCTATCGAATGCACTTGCAAATCCAAGAGCAGTCTTATCTCCATAAAGAACTACTCCTTGTCCTGGGAAGGAAACAACTGGATTAACTCTTGATGAATATAGGATATCTCTTTGAGACTTATTAGGTGTGTATGCAAGTTTAATTGCATTTCTTAGATTACCTCTTTGGAAACCAGCAGGTGAGAACCAAGATTCTGCAGTCTCTGTTGTCTGTAAGCAAAGACCAGCAACGTCTCCGTTACATGGAATGTAACGATAAACATCATTGTACTTATCATAGATGTACTTGTAACCAGAATCAAATACGGTATAAGAAGAACTTGGAAGTAAATCAAAGAATCCAACTATGTTATTAGTTGCAGTAGTAGCATTAGTTACCCCAATAACATTTGCTCTACGTGGAGAAACAAATACTATACAATCACGACGCTCTTCTGCAATATTAACAAGTGAAGTTATTTTAGCAAGAGCAGCAGCATCACTAGCACCAGAAGGACCAGCAAGTATATAATCAATTGTTTGTGATTCTGGATCAGCAGTTAACTCATAAGCAGTTGAAATATCGGAATTAGTAATTGTATAATTACCACCAGATGCTGCATAATCTACACCACCTTGCAAACGATAGTAGAAGGTTGCATTATTTTTAGATCCAACTGTTGTACGTCCAGCAGGGAAATCAGTAGATCCAGTAGATGAACGTAATAAGTTAAACTGACGGTCAGAAGATAATCCCCAGTTACCATCAGAAGCAGTTGCGGTTGCATTAAAGACTCCAGTCTCATGCTCACCCCAATAAATGTAAGCAGAACGTTGCTTAATAACTTCTACGTAGTAATTAGTTTCACCAATAGTAGTCTTAGCATCACTTCCTTTAGCAACTCCAACGAAACGCTCAAGTACAGCACCAGTTGTACCAGTAATCTTACCATCAATATCAACAACAACGATGTGAAGTTCGTCACGGAATCCACCATTTTGTGTTGCCCATGAAGAAGTACCTGGACGTGGAGCAACATTTACCCACTTAACACCAGGAAGATACTCACGCTCATTATACTCAACACGAACTGAAGTAACAACAGCAGCGTTTGAGTTAGTATCTTGAAGACTATCAGAAGCAGCGAAATCAATACTATCTTTGTTCTTACCAATATAAAGACGACGCTCAATACCAGAAGATGCAATATCAGCAGTATTAGTACCTTGAGTTATTGTCTGAGCATCAGCAATAATACCAGTTACACCACCACTAGGTAGTCCAATTTCTAATACCTTATTAGCAGGATCCCAAGCAAGAACATTTACTGCTTCATTAGATCCACCAATACTTATTGTAGTAGCAGTTCCAACAACAAAATCACCAACAACACTTTCGACTGTTAGTGCAAGACTATATTTGAATACTTTACCAGCAGCACCAGAAGCAGCAGAGACAGCTTCATCAGCAACAAATTCAAATTCGTTACCAGATCCAGGAGCAGGGATAACAGCAATCTGATCAGGACCAGCATCTGTTACAAATATACCGATTGAATTTCCTTTTGATCCAGCAGTTCTAGCAGCCCAAGACCAAGTATTATTTGCGTCTATATAAGTCTGTTCATACTCATTTAAATTTTTAATTTTAACTGCAGTTCCTGTATCAACTGCGTTCTTAAGATTGGTTGAATCTACACGGATTGTTTTTAGTACACCACCGTATGAAAGGTATTGTGCTGCTGTGTACCAATACTCGTAATTATTGTCGTTTGGTTTACCAAACTGTTCTGCAAGTTCTCTTTCATTAGAAACTTGTACTATTTCTTCAACAGGACCTAACTCGAATGGAGCCGCCAACACCCCTACGTTTGCTGTTGACAAAGTGGTAATAGTTGTCAGGTCTCTTTCCTGAACGACTACACCTGGCGAAGATTGATTGGCTGCCATGTTTATAAACTCCTAGATAAATTGCCGTCATCGGTTGTCTAAGATTATTTATATTTTTGAAACGTCACCTAAAGTCTAACATATGTTGAACTTCTCCGTATTCCGCAAGAGACCATCTATCTCCTTGAGCATCAACAATTACCTCATCTTCTAATCCGTCATTGATAAATCCAAATGGTGCCATATCTTGTTCTATAGCATCTCTTTGATCCGCATATATTCTTGCACGCACATCATTATCATGCATCTCTTTAAAGTATTCTTGCATAGCCATCCATGCAAACATAACTAAACACATAGCAAGATCATCATGACATCCATCTTCCGCTTGGAATGAATTACCTTTTTGAATAAAGGTAGTTAATTCTGCTATAGTATCATAATCTTGTATAGTTAATTTATCATCTTCTATTAATGCTTTAAGGTTAGAACATCCAACTTGTTTAACAGCAGTACTCATCTTTACACCAAGTTGTGTCTTCTTACCTGAGAACCCTTGTCCTAATTGTTGCCCTGCTCTTCCTCTCATAGCAGCCATTAGTAAATTCTCATATTCTAAATCATACTGAATGATGTCTGCTACCTGTCCTCCTATATCATTTACTTCACAAAGTATATAAGCACCATTATAATTCTTAGCTACATCAACAATAATATTAGGTAAAACAATAGGTTTAACTTCATTATTTTTATATCTTGCTACCATCTTATATGGTATAGTGGTTGTATCAAAAACACAAAATGCAGAATAATCTCCACCAATACCTCTAGCAACGTCAACAGTTATAATGTAATTATGTTCTTCTTGAACATTCTCATATATTGCTAAACCTCTATTTTGTTTAATGGGATCTTCATAAGGCATTACTCTTAACTTACTAGGTGATATAAGAGTATCAACAGATCCTAAAAATTCACAATCAAACTCAACTCTAAACTGTTGTTCAGAAGTATTTCTAATAGTTTGTTCTTTCCACTTATCATCCCTACCAGGAACTTGAGACCAATGCACTTCAGTAGGAATATAATTATTTGCATCCCTTTCCGCATCATGCCAAAGTTTATAGAACATATTCATCCCATGTGGGGTAGATATGATAATAACCTTTGTTGATTTACCAGAAGATATAGTAGGATACACAGAACTAAAAAACTGCTCTGCAATATGATTCGGAACAAATGCGAATTCGTCCAGAAATATAATGTTAAAGGACATGCCCCTAACAGCAGAAGCACTAGTACTTGCAGCCAGGATTTTACTTCCATTTTCCAATTCCAAGCTTCCCCTGTTCCACTGGAGAATACCTTGTTGGAGCCATCTAGGAAGGTTTTCATAAGAAAGTTGTAAGCGGCCCAGCATTTCTCTTGCAGTGGCTGCTTTGTTTGCGAGGATTGCGACATTTACATTATCATTAAAAAGTACATACCATAGTAGGTATGCTGTTACAATTGTAGATTTACCAGACTGACGAGGAAGTTTAGCAATATTAAATCTATGATCATGAAATTTCTGTACCATTTCTTCTTGGAAATCGTACATAGTAAACGGTATTATACCTTCATCAAGAGATACAATTCTAATATACTCTCTTATAAAGTATACAGGATTTTCAGCACACTTTAAATATTCAGCAACTTCTTTCTTAGAAAACTCCTGTGATACATTGGCTTTCTTAAGATTAGGATTACCTAAGTATACATCAGTCTGTGTTGCCATTATATTCCTCTGTTGATATTAACCAGTCAGCATATAAACGTCTGCCTGTTCTACCTTTTGAATCTATGTATGTTTGATTAAGACTCGACCAATGTCCCAAACGTTCTCCTAATTTCACGTAGCTCTTCAAAATTTTTCTGTTTAGTCCCACCATCATATTCCCAAGCATAACCCTCTGTAATCATCTGTTCATTTAGGGAAATAGTATCTTCGCCAACATAGAGCCAACCAAGAAGCCGACCATACTTCCCAACCCCACCCTTAAGTTCTGTTCTAATAGTGAGTTCATCATCTCCTGCAATAGTATCTTCTAATTTTTTCTTTAACCAATTGGTAGCATCTATTCCCAATGCTTTCTCTTCCAAGTCTCTTGTTCTCTTCTCTGGCGTATCAACTCCTGCAATTCTAACTCTTTCTTTCTTGTATAAGTCAAACCCAAGATCAATGGTGACATCAATAGTATCGCCGTCAAGAACACGGT